TAGTGTACCTAAGTCGTGTTTAATAGCAGAAACTTTCTTTTCTGACTCTAATAATGATTCTAATTCTTCTTTACTAATTTTTGACATTTTATTAAATTTATAGTTATATTACAAATATATTAATTATTCTCAAGTGTTTCTATTCTACTTTTTAAATCATTGATTAGTTGTTGTTGTTCTTGTATAGCACCTACTAATAATGGCACTAACTTTGATTGGTCGATACCTTGATAATCTGGCACTTCTCTTGTACCCATTACCTTTTCAGATACTAATACTTTTTCAGTCCATTCTTCTTTAGCTTCTGTTACAAGGACTTCTTCAGTATATGCTTCTTTACCCTCTACAATTATGTTTCCTTCATCATCTAATTCTTCTTCAACAGCAGGATGCTCTATAGTTTCATAAACTGCTTCTTCAGCAGGATGAACAACGTCTTCATAAACAGCAGGAGTTACTTCGTATTCTTCAGTACGCATAGCATCTTTTTCTCCTGTAATAGCTTCAGGCACTATTTCTTGTACTTCGTGAGCTAAGAATCCATCTACTGTTTTATCTGCATCTGCTATAAAATTAAATCTACTAGGTTTTAATTGACTTACCCTATCTAAAGCACCAGTCATTGAAACTACGTTTTCTTTTAATCTGTAATCTGATGATGTGTTATAAGAAGTTGCAGAAGAATATGTACTAATAGAACCTACCACACCATTTAAATTTGTAAAAGTCGCTAAATATCTTGTTCCAGTAGCATCATTCATTAATTCTAAAGCTACATTACCACTAGTTGCTGTACTATTACTTGAGACCCTTAATGAACCAGTACTTTGAAACGATTGAGAAGAACTATATCCTCCAGTAATTTCAACATCCCCCCCAGATGTTATACGCATTCTTTCGTTCCAAGTAAGTGCTGCATCCGCAGTACCACTTACAGCATTTCGAAAATATATTGTACCATCTCCACCAAGAGATATTTGTGCAGCCTCATCTGATTCTATGTATTTTTCACTACCATCATAATACATATTATTAGATAGGTATGTTCCATTATAGGCTTCCCACAAAGCAGTTCTTGTAGAAATTTGCAAGGCTTTAGTTCCGCCTGCAGTTGCCCAAGCCTTTGGAGTAGTCCCAATTCCTACGTTTCCTCCGTTAAACCAAGAATCTCCACCTGAATATATTTGAACAGCTATAGTATTACTGTCTTTAAGTTGTAGAATACCAAGGTCTGATGCCCCGCTTGAACCCGTCCCTAAATAAGCAATTTGATTACCAGTATTATTTTTTATTATTTCTAGCGATGCAAACTCATTAGATTTATCAATAGTTAAACCTCTTCCAAGCGAAGTAGTACCAATTCCTACGTTTCCTGAAGTGTCAACAGTAAAACCATTAGGGTCAGTAACAGAATTTCCAGAACCATAAGCACCTACACCTAAATGAAATCCATTTGAATCAGAACCCATCCAAGTAGAACCTGCACTTGTATTAGTTCTACCTATTTGTAATTGAACCCCACTATCCAATCCTTCAATATCTAAAGCAAAGTCAGGCGATGTAGTTCCAATTCCTACATTTCCTGTCCTGTCTATACGCATTCTTTCTGCTTCTTGTTGTCCTGAACCACCATCTGTATGAAATGACATATATGAATTTGCACCAATGCTACTATCAGAACGCACCTGTATTGAACTCGATACTCCTACACCAGAACCACTTGCATCAGATTTATAAAAACCTAACCTACCTATTAATTGATTAGAACCTAGAGACGTATCTGTACTATACAATAATAAATCTCCGCCGCTAGTAGCTTTTACTTGCACTTGGCCAGAACTATCAATACGCATTCTTTCTAAATCATTTGTCAAGAATTGAATATTAGCAGCACTTCTTTGCCATATACGAATATCAGAACCATCTACTGTTATTCTTTTATTAGAGTCCGCAAGTTGGACATTTCCGCTGTTTACTGTTACGTTTCCTGAACTGTCTATACGCATTCTTTCTGTACTTGCTGCATCAGATGTGCCTGATTTTGTTGAAAAAATCATATCTGCTGTACCTGTATTTGTTCCAGTACCTGCGGTTGTCATAACCATACCAATAGCTCCTAAACCAAAAGTAAAAGATGGAATGTCAGAACTCCAAACAATTTGTCCCTGTCGGTTTACAGTATTTGTTACTCTTAAGTTTATACTAGATAGATTAGCTTGACCTAAACTACTTGAAATTAAACCAGAATTACCTGTTATATCTAATTTTCCCTTAGGTATATTAGTATCAATTGCTATTTTTCCATCAACAGTCAAAGTATCATCAATAGTTGTAGGTTTATCTACATAAAAAGCGGTATCTGTAAAGTATGCAACTTCAGCTTCTAGTATTCCTATAGAAACTTTAGCTTGTGAAAAAACAGTTAAAGTATTTGTATCGTGGTCGTGTGAAATAAAGTTTGCTTGGTCTGCTGCCGCAGTACCATCTGCAAATCTTATATAAGCTGTATCTGTAGTTCCACTAACTAAAGTCATTCCACTATCATCAGGCACACTTATAACTAATTCATCAGCAGAATAGTCACTAGGATTAGTCAAACCAATGCCAACAGAATCTTCTGAAACATCTACAAATAAAGTATCTGTGTCTACTGCTAAATCACCTCCTATTGTAGTATTACCAGTAATACTTGCTACTCCAGTAACAGTTACACCTGTTTGATGAACTTTAAATTTTTCATTTCCTAACGAAAAGAACTCAAGTTCTGCTTGGTTAAAATCTATATATGTAAAAGTTCCACTACTTGCACGAAGTGTATTGCTTACTATGAGTATACCTTGTTGCAAAGGAGCTACATCTATTACAAATGCTCCATTGCTATCCCAATACATTTCTACATCATCTCCATCTCCTAACAAAATTTTATTGTCGTCTGCAAAACTAATGTCACTTGCGAATGTTACATCTTGTGAACTGTCTATTGTTATTGCTGTAGAAGCAGCATTATCATCAATACCTGTAGATGTAAAATTAGTTATCTTGTCTCCTGCTGTTATAGCTATGTCTGTTCCTCCTGTAGTGTTCCCTATTGCAAGTATTTCAGCTAATGTATCTTGTCCTTCTACTGCTGCATCTACATATCCTTTAGAAGCTGCGTGAGTATCTGCTGTAGGAGTTTCTGGAATAGTTACTTGACCTGAAAAAGTTCCTGTTGTAGCACTTACACCTCCTGCAAAAGTAGCATCTTGTGAAGTGTCTATCGTTAATGCTAATGTGTTTGCTGTATTTATTTTTAAATCACCACTTGCAGTAGTTATTTCATTACCACCTTGACTAACAATAAATCTCATATCATAATCATCGCTTTCAGGTGCTTTAATGTCTATATAACCACCTGAAGCTCCACCAAGTTCAACACTTGCTAATCCTGTAGAAGAAGTAATAGACAAGTCTCCACCATTAACCTCTACATCTCCACCAAATGTTCCTGTAGTACCTGATATTGTTCCTCCTGTAACATTACCCGTCAGATTACCAGTAACATTTCCTGTTACGTTTCCTTCTAAGGCAGCAATTAAAGTAGCTTGAGCATAACCCGTTCCACTTGTATTTACTGTTGTAGTAGGTTCAACTTGTAAGTCTTTAAATAATCTGTATTTGCCTGTTAAAGCTTCTCTAAACAGTCCTGAGTATAGTGTAGTACCTGAAGGAGTGTATTTGCCATAAAACCCTATATCAACTGCATCTGTAGAAGTATTATTATTTGCCAATACAATTAAAGGGTCTTTTACTGTTAATGTATCTGTTCCTACTGTTGTAGTGCTTCCTTCAACTACTAAGTTTCCAATAACTGTTAGATTGCTACCTATTTTAGCGTCTCCATAAACGTGTAGATTTAATCCTGACTCTGGTGTTACTCCTATTCCTACTTGAGTTGTTGAGAGATATAAAGGAGAATTATTACCAAAACCATCAGTTAATTGCTTAGCACCAACTGTTATATTTCCGTTATCAGTGAACTTTACAAGCGACTGATAAGTGTCTTTTATTTTATTTCCTGAAAGTGTAGCCATTATTCAAAACAAGTTGGTTGTGAATCAATATGTAAAGTACTCTCGTTTGCTGTATCGCCAAAATTAGTGCTACAGTATATCTCTGCCCAATTTATTGTGTTTGCCATTATCTTTCTTTTTTAAATAAGTTAATAATTTTTTTACGTTAACCTCTTTAGGTTTGTAGTTCTTTTTTATAATACCCATCCGTGAAATCCTGTATCTTTGTCTGGGTAAATATCTTGATTAGAATTACTATAATACTCATCAAATTTAGATGGTGCATTATAAGTCATGTAATCTATAAATCTTTGAGCATAATACTCAGCAAAATCTCTCTCCTTTTGAATTAAGAAATCTACCTCTTCTTTATTTGCTATCTGACTGTTTTCAGAATTATGTTTATATACCCCACCATTTGATATAGAATAAGCTGCAAATGGCAAGTATTCTACCATAGCAAAGTGTATAAGCATTGGTTGTATATAGTCATTAACTAAAGCTAAGTAATCTCCACTTAAACTTCCTGCTATTATATCAGAACTTATTTTATCGTATAAATCTGTGCCTAAATAATTTTGTACATGAATTTCTTGTGCCAAACTAATAAACTGTATAAATTTATCTGTATCTACATTTGAATTTAATGCAGTATTTTTAACTAAATCTGACCTTTTTATAAATAGTGCTGTTGCCATTATTCTTCTATATTTATTTGTTCTTCTATTTCTTCACTATCTTCCTTTTTTATTCCTGTTTCTTTTTCTATCTCTGCATCTGTGATAGCATTTGTTAAATCAGTAAATTCTAAAGGTTGTAATGTTTTAAAGTATATATCTAATTCAATTCCATTGTACATCAATACTTTTTCTAGTTCATCTAGTATGGTAACTTGCATTGGTCTAATAACCGTATTGTCCATAAGTAAAGATGCTGTTTGTAATTCTTCAGCATTATTACCTAAACCAGTATTGTCTTTTATACCTACAAGCATAGGCGATACAATTCTGTGTGATACCATTACCTTTCTCATAGATTCATCGCTAAGAAACTTATATTGCTCATGTGCATCACTTAGTATAACTGGCTCAATACTTGCAGACAGTTCTTTGCTATCATTAAATGCCAATATAAATCTACCAGCATTAGAAGACCCACTAAACTTTTCTTGTATGTTTTGCTCAATCAAACTTCTTTGCTCTTCTGTAGGAACGCCATTGTTAAAGTTTATAAGCATACTTGGTGCAAGTCCATTTTGTATATTATTTATATGATAATTAGCTATCTCTTCTTCTAATTCGGCATACTGTAAACCTCCTTGATAATCTACTGGTGAATAATAATAAAACCCAGCTCTATAAGGTTTAATATATAATATTTCTAATCCTGCATTACTTGTGCTAAAAGCAGGTATTCTTTTAGGACTTAACTTAGATGTAATCTCTGACCAATCTTTTGCATAGTAATAGCCTTGTATTTGACCTTTGTTATTTGCTTTCTCTGCCCTTAACGTCTCTACAGGTATATGTTCTACTTGCACAATCTTTTTTCTGTCCTTAGAATAGATTATTTGAAGTGCAGCTTGACCCATCATTTTATAGTCATAGCATATTTTTTTCATACAGTCTTTAGTAAAGAGTTCCTTCATCTCTTTATATTCCTTTTCATTTTCTTTACTATCAACTGCGTCTAACCCTTTGCCATATATCATTTCAGCAATACCATTTATAGCAGCATTATTTGTAGGGCTTCCATTATATCTATTTATTAAATAATTAAAATAGTTGTTATCGTCTCCGTATTCTACCCAATCTCTATTGTATTGTTCTTTGATTTCAGGTCGTGTATAAGATGACATATTAACTATATGTATCTTTCCTTTTTCTGCTTTTGGCAACGGTTTACTATTATATCTTTTTTTTGCCATTTTATTTACTTTTCTCATATTATTACAAAATCGTTATCGTATGTGTTTTCTGTAGTGTATTCTCCAGAGTGTACATCAAAGGTATTAAAATTAGTTTGGTCTGTGCAAAAAATAGAGCCTCTATATATAATTACAGCACCATTTTTAATTGCAAATGAATAAAATCTACCTTCTACTAATGAAAAACTACCTGCAACAGTCATATACCCATTTGAATTAGTTACAGAAACACTAACAGTACTTGTAGTTCTTTTAGATTTATCAGTTAGTTCAAACGTAACTGAGCTTTGTGCACTTCTAGGAATTACCTTAAAACTCTGAGCACCTGTTGATGTTGTTAATACTACCATATTATAAGTAACAAATAATTGCTAATTTGTTTTCATAAAAAAAGGGATACCGAAGCATCCCTTAATTTAACCCAATTAAATTTAGTTATTATAAATTAGTACCTTCCGTAATAGTTACAGTTCCAGTTAATCCAGCAAATTCACTGAATGGGAATGTAGCAGAAGTGCTATCAACACTCATAAAGTTAGCTGGTTTTCTTTCCATGCCACTTAAAGTTAAAGTATATCCGCTTAAATCTCCCATAGCAGCTCCAGTAACAACTGTTCCACCAGAAACATCAGCTCCATGCTCTAATCCCATTAAAAATACATTTCCATTATAATCTTCAACAGCAACATGAGGTCTTCCGTAAGCTAACAATTTTAATTCTTTATTGTCTTCTTTAGAAAGTTTATGTAGTGTTAAATTTAATGTTTGTTCAAAGAATGTAGTTCCATTTTCTCTTGATGATGTAATATTTTGTTCAAAAGACGAGTTTCCTTTAACTTCATACTTATATGCTGTTAAATTGTTACTGCCGTCTCCTGTCATATTAGTAACTTCGTCATCTGTTTCACTAACAGTTCCCAAATCACCAAAGTCAACAAAATATATATTTTTTATACCACCAACTACATCTTTACAAGGTTCTTTTCTACCTATATTTAGTCCACAAGCCATAGTTTATTATTTTTTATAAAAAAGGGTAAGTAGGCATTTACCCACCTACCCTAATTTTTGGTTAATTTAATTTATTAAGAATATAGTACAATGTCAGACCCTATTCCATACTGAACACCAGCAGTAAATCTCATAACAACTCTTACGTTTTGAGAACCATCTAGGTCAGCCATATCGATTAACTTAACTTCGTTGTGGTCAGATAAAAGACCTGTTCCGAAGAATAAGTTAGATTTTTGAGCAGCAACAGCTCTGTTGTCAGCAAGTCCGTTAGCAACAAATAATTTTACACCATCAAAAGATAATGCTCCATTTTGCCACCACATAGTACCTTGATTAGACACACCGTTTGCTCCAATGCTAGATACGTTTTCAGTTCCAGCAGCATTTTCTAAGATTCCAAACCCTCCTAAAGCTCTTACATAAGCTCTAGCGATGTTTTGAGATACATAGATGTATAAATCTTCTTTTCCGTATAGTGAAGAAGGAATAGCATCAACAATAGCTCCTAGTTGAGCAATAACATTTGAAGATGTTACAGTTGCAGCAGCAACGTCAATAACGTCACCATCAGCAGCTAATAAAGTTGTAAATCCATCGAATTCACCAGCGTTTCCGTTAACACCTTTCCAGATGTTGTTTTCTGTTTTTTCAGCAACTAATCCAGAAACGTGACCAATTAAGTAGTCAGAGAATTTTGGAGGTAGGTTGTCAAAAGCAGAGTATCCCATTTGTACAGCTTCCCAGTCACTTCTAAAGTCTTTCTTACAAAGCTCTAGGTTTACTTGGAACTCTTCTGGTTGAAGGATTCTTTCAGTTAATGTAATAGTTGCAGTATCAGTGAAATCACAAGTTGCGTCTTTGATTACGTTAGCATCAGTAGCAATTTTCTTGATTACTTCTTTGAACTTTACATTTGGTTTGATTTCAATACCACCTCTATCAAGTGTAACACCTGATAATAAAGCAGCAGAAATGTACTTGCCTGCAAATTCGCCAGCATAAGTACTTGTAATTGATGTAGTAGTAGCCATTTTTTAATTAATTTTAGTTTTTAGTTTATTTTAAATTAGCAATTCTGTTCATTACTCTATCTCTAGTGTTCATAACTCTGTTTTGACCAAAAGACTTAAAGTTTTGTTTTACTTCCCCTTCAGGGTTGTGTGATATTGGTTCTGAAGCTGGTTCAGCAGATAACTTTTCTATTTCTTTTTCCATAGATAGTTTTTCCTCACTGTAACCTAATTTCATTTCCTCAATCATTTTCTTTAGTTCAGAGATTTTAGAATCAAATTCGTCTTTACTAACGTATTTCATTTCATCCATCTCAATTTCTTCAGAGGCTTCCTCCATTACAGGAACTTCCTCTTGTAACTCTTCAGAAACAACTTCTTCAGAAGATAACTCCTCTTTTACTTCTTCTTCTTGACAAGCAAGCTCAGTAAGTTCTTGAGATAGTTTTTCTTCTTCTTTAACTTCTTCCGAAAGATTTACTTCTTGATTCACCTCAACTTCTTTTACTTCATCCTTTTTAACTAATGATAGTTTTTCCATGATGTCGTTCAAAATTGATGTAGCTTTAGTGTTTTCCATAAATTTCGATTTATAAATTAATTTATCTTAACTAATTAACTGTATATAAAAACCTTGTTAGATTTTTATGCTTTTTTCTGTATTATAAACCATTCAGAACCATCTGACCATACTTGTATACCCTCAAACTCTTTATTGATTACATAAGCACTTGTAGAACCATCTAATGTTTGTGAGTTTATTGGTGTTAACTCTACTCTTGTTGCAGTATCAAATCCTCCATTGGAAATAAATCTCATAACTCTATTTGTGTTATCAGAGGCAGAAGGCAAGTTTAACGTCATTGTTCCATTACCTCCACTCCAAGATAATCTTATAAGCATAGAATTAGAATAAGTGGAATCTGATAAACTTATTGTATCTCCACTAGATACTGTTAAATTAGTAGGAATTAAGTAGTTTTCAATTTGACTTATTGTAGCTTTTTGTGTTGAACCACTCTGTACTACAGCTATTAAATCAGTTTCCTGTATTGATGATATTGAATCTAATTGTGATATTTTTTTTGACATTATTTATAATTTTATATTGTTACCGTTTTCTTGTAGTATGTTTGCTCCTGATTCTAACAATAAAACACCTACACCTGATATTCTTCCTACACCTTGACTTCTTAAAGTGCCATCACAACACTTTCTTGAGTATGTGCCATCTTTACACATACAACCTCTTCTACTGCCACTTGGAACAGCGTTTCCTAATGTTTCGTTGGTTTTACTCATTTCTTACTGCTTTTAGGATGTTTAGTTGGTAATAAATCATAATCAGTAGTGTATTTAGCATTTTCTGGTCTTCCGTTTCTTACTAAATACATAAAAGCATTTACTCTGGCGTGTGCCCACTGTGAAGGTGATTTAACATTTGGTGAATGACTTGTGTTGTATGCTCCAAGACCTCTTTGAAATACTGAAGCTAGCATACCAACAGTTATGCCATAACCTAGCTTTTCTTTATATCTTTCATTAAAATCATCTGCTTTTTTCTTCAAGGAAGCTCTATCTTTTTCTGATACCTTAGCACCTCTTTTCCCAGAAGCATCTCCTTTTGCAGTTCCTTTTCCTTTAGGATTAGGATTAGGTGTATCAGATTTAGGTGCTTTAGGACTTTTTCTTATTGCTCCATCTTCTCCTACTTCTGCTAGTTTGTGTTGTTCACAAGGCATATACCAAGTTTTACCTTCAAGCTCGTGTTCGTGTATTCCTTTGCAATCTAAATCTTTTGCCATTTCTTCAGCCTTTTCTTTACTTGAATAAGCTAATCTATCATTTATAATTGCATGGTCTTTATCTACAACCATAGATGCCATTTTTAATTCACCAAGTTCTCTTAGCTTGCCTCTTGACCAGTTTAGACCTGCTTTACCACCCCATAACAAATAAGATATAGTTCCACAAGCTTTACTGTCTCCAGCATCATAATACGTTTCTGCTCTTGATAAATAAGAATACATCCTCTTAATTGTTGACACACTCAATTTCTCACCTCTTGACAACTGCTGTGCTCTTATTTTTCCCACGCTTGTGGCACATTTATTATTTACTTTTTTGTTTAGTTCAATACCTCTTTTAGCATTATTTCTAACACCACTTCCGTAATCACCATAAGTTTTTAACTCATACTTGTTGTCTAGTATTGAATTGGCAATCTCCAATAGTATTTCTCTTGCCTCTTCTTCTTCATTAACTTCTTGTATTTTACTCATAGCAATTTTATCTGTAAAATAACCTTCTATAGAGAATCCCTTTACTAAACCTGTTTTAACGTAGTTATCCCAAACCTCATCGTTATTTACTTTCATAGATACCATCCAAGTACCTACAGGTAAATCCATATCATACTTTCTTGATTTATCGTGTACATCATCTTCTATAATCCATGATTCAACTACAGATAGTCCATATAATTCAGCTTGATGCTCTAATGTAGATTTGTTTTGGTTGCCTCTCATTAAGAATAGTTCAGATGCTTTTCTAACAGTATCTTCACTAAAGAATATATAATACTCGTCTTCTCCGTTACGTCTATAAATATTCTTGTTAGGAACTAAAGCTGCACCCATTAATATTTTCTTTTCTTTATCTACTTCAGCTAATTTTATTTCGTGCTGTTTAGATAATGCAATAAAGTTTTCTTCTATTGCTGGTTCATCTACAATAGAGATTGCTTCTATTCCAGATAATTCTTGTTCTTCGTCTATAATTAATTCTACTATTTTCATATTGAATTTATTTTAATAATTAACCTATTGATGCTGTAGTTGTAATATTTCTTTCCAATTCTTGAGCTGATGATATTTCTTTACTGACAACAAATGCTTTTAATGGTTGTCCTGTTACACCTGCTAATGTGGTTGCTAATTGACTTACTCCTCCAGCACCGACTACATTAAAGTCAGGAGCTTCTATTTGTGTTGGTGTGCTTGTTCCAGAAATAGAGCTTGAGGGTGTGCTTTTTCCACCGCTAGATAATATTTGTTTAGCTTGAGCTGCGGCTCCTAAAACAGCAAGAACTTGTTGTGCATAAAAAACAGGAAAAGAAAAAGCGGCTAAAGGCCCAGTTCCTTTAGCTGATTTTTGTGCAATATCTAAACCTTGCACATATCCAACAGCAGTGTTTATTGCTATTTCAGTTAAAGCAGCAGCTTTTGAAGCATCGCTTCCTTGTTTAAACAATTTGCCCATAGTACCAATAGCTTTAGCATAAATACTGATTATTGATAATTGTGACGCCTTTATAGCATCCTCTTCTTTTTCTCTGTTATCCTGTCTTTGTTTAGCATAATATATTTGAACAGCTAATCTAGCTGATTCTTTTTCTGTTTCATAAGCTTCTGTAGAATTTATAGCATCAATTTGATATTGTTCTTCTGCTTTTAATTCTGCATCTTTTCTAGCAAAATCATCTTCAATACTTTTTGCGCTGTACTTTGCAGTAATATTTTGTAATTTAATATTATCCCTTTCAATTCTTTCAAACAATCCTTCATCTATTTGACTTTCTTTTAATTGTTGATTAGCGTCAGTGAGAGAAAGCATTTCTGTAGTTAAGGATTTAAACTTTTCTATAAGCACATTTAACCTATTTTCACTTTCTTTTGTAATTTTATTAGATTCTGCATCTGCCTTATTTCTTCTTGACTGTATAGCTTCTGCACTATTTACATCATCATTATATGCTTTAAAAGGAGCTGACACTAATCCAATAGCTTTCTTTAACCCAGCAAAAGCGTCAGCATTGTTTACTATAGTTTTAACTGCTGAAAAACCAACTTTAACATTATTTTGTAAACCTTTTGTATTTCTGTCAACAAAATCAGTTCCTTTAGATATTTGTGAGTTTACATCTTCCTCTACTTGTGCTAAAGCTTTAGCTCTTTTAGTCAACTCTTCTTGTATTTGACTTTTAATAGTGTTAGCTTGAGATTCTAAAACCAATAACCTTATCTTATCTTTTATAAGTTTATTTGATTTTTCAGATAAATTATTATTTTCATCTAATTCTAAGTTTTCTAGCTTTTGTTCTTTAGCAACCTTGTCTAATAGTTTTTGTTTTTCTGTTAAACTTAGGTTGTTGGAATTTAACATTTCTTGATAACTTTCTAGTGCTTTAACTTGACCTTGTACAGCTTGTGTTCCTTCTATCAAAGCATCTTTAACTGCTCTAGCTGCCTTTGCTTTATCTTGAAATCTTTTAATTATTTTTGGCAAAAAAGATATTAATAGTTGAATCCCGATTATAAACAAACTTTGTATACGAAACAACCTGCCAAGAGCTTTTGTAACACCGCCTGACGCTTTTGCAGAAGATTGAAATAATGTTATTAATTGACCTAAGTTGTTTGCAATAGCACCAAACCCATAAGACGCATCTGAAGCTAAACGACCTGTTTCTAAAAGTATAGCGTTATTTAATCCCGTGTCTGTTTTTAACTTTTTAGTTGCTACAGATTGTTTTACTGTAGCTCCTTCAAGTCTTTTCATAGAGTCAACAACTTTATTAATCTGTACTTCTGCTGATTTAGTTGTTACGTCAACTTGAATAAGTATTTTTTTACTTGCCATGTCTTAATCTTTTAAGTTGTTCTTTCATTTGTTTAAAGTCTTTTACAGCTAAATGTTTGCCTTTTGCAATTTCTATATTTTCTCCTGCTCCATACCAATCAGAAGCGTTTAGTAAATCAAATATATTCTTAATCATAGTTATAATTTGTTTAGTAATTCTAATTGACTTACTTCAGTTTTAAAGTTTGTGCTTATAGAATTAATCGTAAATGTTCTATCTTGTATCACAAGCTCATCATTTAATCTATAATTAACTAATATATCTGTTGGCAAGTATCCTTTTAACTTATATATTCTTTTCTTTTCCTCAAAGATTCCGTTTATATAATTTGCATAAAACTTTTTAAACAAAGAGTTAGTGCCTCCATCATAATTAGTTAAATTCCATTCATC